AAGCGGCTTTCCGTTTTTCTTGTCGTATCAGCTGTAATTCTCGGGCTACGACCGTGTAGTCAGGCCAACGTTCATCACTCACCGGACGTCACGATGAGATAGAAGGCAAGGCCAGACAACAGAATGGTGATCGCGGGGATTGGGAAGAACCATGTGATTGCGGCGGCGATGAGTGTGGTACGTCCGAGACGGTAGCGCTGTGATGGCATGGGGAGTCCTTTGCTAGTAAGTGCGCTAATCGTAGCATGAGAAGGGGACTATCGCGCCCTAATCACGATAGTCCCCCGGGTAGGTAGAAAGGAGAAAGACCCTACCCGTTGACCGTTCCGGGAGACGCGACGGGCGTCGATACAACCGGGACGGGAATCTCTGCGGCGGCCTTCTCCGCTTTACGCTCTTTTGCTTCCTTCTTCAAGATTGCGGCCGGGTCGAGATATTTTCCGCCCCTGCTGATCGAGAAGTGAAGGTGAGCACCTGTGACGTCCCCAGTTGCCCCAGACAGACCGATGAGTTCGCCAGCGGTGACGTGCTGACCATTGCGAAGCATGACCTTCGACAGATGACAATAAAGTGTCTCTTTGTGGTCCTTGTGTCGGATGATGATATGGCAACCGAGGTTCTGTTTCGGGTTGCCGTCTGCAAGCTCGACGTGTCCGTCTGCGGATGCGAATACCTTTGTCCCTGTTGGAACGTTGATGTCGATTCCGGGTACGGATGAACCACGTTTCGCGTGGTCGTCGAATCCGTCGTTTATGTCGCGTTCTTTTGTTGGCCAGAAGTAATCAACGTCAATCATGTTTATCCTACTTTCGTGATGATGAGTGAAGTGATGACGGCCGCGACCCCGCTGATACCAGCGAAGCCCCAGACCTTCATCTCGAGGTTACGAATACGTGTTTCGTGGTCGTCTAACTGTTTCGGGTGATCGCCCAGTCGAATTTCAAGCTCGACTAGTTTTTCATAGATCCGTTCGAGGGTTACGACAACCCCGTCACTTGCCACTCTTGCCGTCTTTTGCTCGGGCCGTCTCGATTGCGGAGTTGATTGTGGCGTTGAAGTCTGCTTCGTCTACAGCGCCTTTACCGGCGTAGATAAAGGCAAGTGCTCCAAATATGCCGAGAACGCCTGTAAGCGCTCCCATGAGGGCGCTCTGGGCGACTGTGAGCCCAATAGCGGAACCTGCTCCAAGCCCGGCTATACCTGCTCCGAGTGCGAAGGACGCGATTCGTATGATTCGCTTGAGAATGTTGTTCATGTTTATACCTTTGCGAGATAGTAGTCGACCATAAAACGGTCGGGTGAGACGTTGCCGTCGATTCCGATGATTCTGTATGTAGTTGTTGTGCCTTTGAAGATGATTGAAATAGTTTTTCCGACGGTCAGCGTTGAGACGGCGGTTAGATCTTCTTGAGCGTTCCAACGGATCCGTGAGACCCGCATAGAGGTGGTCGAGTATTGGGCGAGAAGGTTCGTTGCCACGTCGTCGACGTAGTTTAGGATTCGATAGGACGGTGAAGCACCAACGCCGCCCGTCCATAAGTATTGGTAGGTTGCGTCTCCCGGTGTATCGCCGTCGAAGTATGTTGTGACTGATAACGATTTAGTGAAGACGAATCCGTCGGCCCAGTTGACATCGCCCGCGCTAAAGTTTCCACCACCCGAACGGTTGAATTCAAGACCGACCTGTGCGCGGACTGCTCCAGCGGGTGCGACCTGTGCGCCTGTCGTACATAATGTCCAAACGTTTTGGAACATGGCTGTTTGAGCACCATAGACGGTTGATATTGCCGCTTCATCCGCGTCGTACCACTTGATTCGGGCTCGAGCTCTGACATCGGCTCGGTTTGGCTGTCCGCGAGCACCCCAACCAAAGAAATAATATGTCGTCCCGGCAACGACTGGCGTACCGTCTGCTTCTGAACCTGTATAAGCAATAATCGGCACCGAGTTCGTTGCGCCCTTCATACGGTTACGCATGGCCCATTGGCCGTTATAAGCGTTGAATGGGTTAGCGTCTTCGCTTGGTTTACGTCTCCTGGTAACAGTTGTCGAATCGCCGAAATACCCGTCTTCGGTATATTCGACCGAAGGGTTGGCAAGCAGATTTACGGCCCCGGATGAGGACGGTGGAAGTGTGACGTTTATGTCGACTTCTGTTTGACGAATTCCGTAACTGGTGATTGAAGTCGAGTCCGTTGCGTTCCATGTCGAATCGACGCCCACACCAATAACCGATGTGTTATTGATAATCATGTTGTTGGTTTCGTTGAAACCACCAATTTTGGTCACTTCGACATCCGCAACATGGAGCCTTGTACGGTTATTGACTACTACGGTGTTGGCGATATTTTGCGTTGAGTTCTCGAAGTCAATCTCGGTATAGTGGAGATATTGCCCGGGTGTTCCCTTAGTATCGCTAAAGGTCTTTGCCGTCGACGTGAGGTTATTTAGAAAAGTCGCTGATACGAGTCCGGTTCGCCCGGTGGTACGGTTTGTCGGAAGAACGTGGTTCCCGTACCAGATGAAGTCGCTTTGCCGGGCCGCGAGGTCGAGATGTTCCGATATGGTCGCAACTAGATCGGTGTCGCCCAAGTTCGGCGTTGACGGTGTTCCCGCCTGTGGTGTGATCAGAAGTGTCGTATATGCCGGGTCGATGATTGCGTTTAATGCGGCAACGCGAAGACGCCAGTTGTAATTCGATGTCGTTTCGGCGACGCCCGTCGTAACGTTCGCGCCACCGATTCCGACGGCCTGAAATTGTGAGATGTAACCGACCCAGTCAAGGCAATAGATTGACGTCAATGTTACGGGTGTGGCCGCCGACACCGAGTTATCGAAAACAATGCTCTGTGATACGTCTTGAACGTATCCAATCCAGAAGTATTCGGAAGTCCCAGTTCGCTTTAGACGGACAAGGTCGCCGACGGCGGGAATTGTGGCCGCGTTCTTGAACGTTGCGGTAAGAGCACCCACGTCGACGCTCGGAGCACCAGGTGTTCCAATACGCCCACCTTCCGAATAGGACATTCCACCTACAAGTGTTGAGGTGCGATCCACCCAAGTAAAGGTCGACGCCCACGCTGAAGTCTCGAGCGCAATTCGCCCGTATAGCGGTCGTTCGGTTATGAGTTGTGTCATACCCGTCGACCTGCCGCACGTTGATAATCAGCGAGTACCCGAGATAGTTCACGCCCGGCACTAACGGAGTCGATAGGTGCGTTGAAGTTGATAATTGGCGCGGTAAGGCCCTGATTGTTGTTAACGGTTGGTGAGCTGCCAGATCCATAGAATCGTCGCCCACCAGAACCGCCGCCACCCTGTCGGAAGACGCTGTTTTGTTTGTTGTATGCCGCAATTGCGTCTGTTGCGTCGCGCCATGCGTTCATAAGGTCGATAACAAACCCGACGACGGCGTTGATAGATTCCGCCATTGACACGAATGCCTGGACGATTGCTTCTAAGTCTTTTTTACCTTGCGGCGATGAGAGCCATAGGGAAATTCGTGCGTTCATCTTCTCGAGCGCGGGAAGCATAGCTTCGCCGATAGTGTCACCCATTTCTCGAAACTGTTGTGACATCCGTTCAAATGGTGTAGACGATTCGACGGCAAGACCTTTTACCCGGTCTTCAATTTTGCCAAGAATGAGATCTTGCGCTTCGAGTTTTTTCCCGCTTTCGGCGAGGACAGTAATCTTTTTCTTTTCTTGATCTGTAAAGACGACGCCAGCACGATTTAGGGCATTGAGATTCGCTATTGGACTCTCCAGCATTTTGCCGAGTTTGATTGCGTTCGTTTCCATTGAACCGAATCCACCAGCTGCGAGGTCGATAGCCGCCGAGGTTGCCCGGTCGAACGACCCACCCATTTCATCCGCGCTCTTACGAACCGACTTGAACATGAGCATTTTGCGTTGAACAGCCTTGATTTGCTCATCTTCGATACCAGTAGCGACGGATAGTTTGTTGGCATAGTCCGCCATTTGTTTGACGGCCGCGTCAGTTGCCGCTCCGACTCCGTCCATGTTTTCAATCATGAAGCGAAGCTGAACGTCTGCCTTACGCGATTCTGCGCCCATCTGGGCGAGTTGGGGAATAACCCGACCTAACCACACACCCATGCCGATTAGGGCCGTAATGCCTAGTCCTATGCCCTTTGACGCCAGCGAACCGAACGACATGGTGTCCTTGCCAGCCCTTTGAAGCCCGCTTGACCACTTGCGCGTCTGTGCGACGAGCGTCACGATCATGTTGCCGCTTGCCATGTCAAACCTTCCTAAGTCAGAATTTCGTGAAGGAGCTGAATCTCGACGGTAGTCAGTTTACGAATCTCAGCCGGGGGTAATCCTGTGGCGATTACGAGAGACATCATCCGCTCCGCTTGCTCCTTCACTATTTTTTTGGTTCGGTATCCTCAAAGATTCGCTCGAGTTCGTCCGGTGTCAACATTCGGGCGTCGTCGATTGTGAACGTCGGATTCTCTTTACGCTTCAGAACCCAGACGAGTGCTGTTCGTAGTTTTGCGACTCCGGGCTTATCTTCCCCAATTTCCGAGAACGATAACCCGGCATAATTTTCGATGTCTTCGATGTCGCCGAGAGTGAGGGTATTGATGTCCATTCTTATCTCCTTATTTCCGTTCGTATTCGTAACCGTTTACTCTTAGGTAGTTCTGAAGTAAACGGTTCCATAATTCTACAACGTGAGGCTTCGACGCTTCCCTAGCCTTCTTCAAGTAGGGGTTCTTATTGTCGCTTCGAATTGATTCAAAACGGATCCCTTTGAACGGCGGGCCAGTTTTGCTTCGCTTTATGGTGTATTCCCCAAACGGGTAGTAGCGTCCGAAAGATACAGATTTACCATAGGGTGTGTTTGCTACGACGACGCCGCCGAACATGGTTCGTCTGTCTCCGTATTTATTTACAACGCGAGCAGAAGCGCGGCCCACAACACTTCGCGCGAGTTTGCCTGTAACCAGCGGCGACATACGTCGACCTTCTGCGGCCACAATTTCCGCGCCCTTTTTCATCCATGAATTGTAGGTACGGTAATCCCTTGCCATTCGTAACATAAAATTACGAGTTTCCCGGACACCCGTTACCTGAACGTAACCTTTAGCCTGAAGTCTGGCCGTCGAGCGAAGACCGAAGCCAGCCGTAACCGACTCCGATCCGCCCGAGACCGACCATGTTGGCATTGACTAGGAGACAACCATCGTCACGTCGCCGACGATGTCCATGCGGACGCCGTCAAACGAGTACGTTCCGTCCGGGCTGGACTGGCCACCGAGCATGAATGATCCCGCTGCGGGAACGCGAACCGTCCCTGTAAAATGCGGCTGAGTTGATGAAGCGGTTGCGTTTCCGTGCGGAGCATAGAGGAATGCGACCTCGGTTCCTGCGGCCGTCCACATAGCCCGCCAGAATGACGCGGTAGCGGTCGACTGGATACCGGAGACGGTTAGAAACCAGTCCACGCGCCCGCCGACCGAGCTGTCATAGTAGGTCGTGGTATCTGCTGACGAGAGTTCTGACGAGAGCTCGACCATTGAGAGGTCTGCCCAGTAGTCGACCGTTGCGATTGTGAGCTTCAGCGCATTGGCTTTGATTCGAGTTGAAGAAGGCACTTTGAGCCCTTTCTATTGTCGTGTGATTTGGTAAACGATTGCTTCGACGCCCAAGAACGTGGAAGCGTTTTCGGTATACATTTCGGGAGCGGTTAGACCTGCCATGTAGAACCCGGGAGCGGCGTCGACGTACTCGAGGAGAGATTCCACGTATTCGTCGATTGCGGCGGTTGCGTTCTCATTGGTCAAAGCTTGTGCGAAGATTCGTACGTTGAAACCAATACGGTATTCGCCATAGTTTTCGCCTGGAGCAATCCATTCCGACGTTGGGAACATGACGGCCATAGGCGGCGTAATGTTTGGCGGTACGTATTCGAATACGCGAAACCCTGCGTCTTCGAGAAGCGAGGATAACGCGGTACGTGCTTCGGCAATCATCGCCCGAAACCAAGATTGTCGTTAGAGAGTAGAACGAACGGGCTTAGCAGATCGTACGCTCGAACCATGCTGTCGCGGGCAATTCTCATTGGGGCCGCGTCGAAGGTTGCGAATTGTGCGATTCCACCCGGAGCGCTACGGCGGTTATACAGTTCCGCACCGCACTCCATTATTGCCCGGGTGCGAATGGCCGCTGGGACAGTATCCACGTCGCCGATGAATCGGTCGACTAAGTCTTCCGCCGGAAGCCAACAATGGTTATGGATGTATTCTTCATCCACACCACCGATGACGGCTCCGACGTAAGTCGTTAGATTGTCCCAGGCGGCCATTCGTTATGTCCTGATTAGTCCGCGATAGTCGGGATGATCAGCGCCGGGAATTCTTCCGCAACAGCGCAGTACGTCGAAAGGCTGAACGCTTCCGACAAGTTGACTGCGTTCTCTTGCGAGAGACGGAGAGCGCCCGACGTGTACTGGCGGAGAGCCAGCGACGAGACGAAAGCGTCTTCCGAACCGTCGTTTGCGAGCTGTGCGTCGACCACGATTGGAATTCCTGCGATTGTTCCGCGAAGTCCGCCCGGGTTAGCCGAACCGAATGCTCCAGCGGCTTCCTGCGAGAAGGTGATGACGGGGGTTCCGTCAAGAGCGAGAAGCTTCTTGAACGTTGCCTTGCCAACCACGAGAGCGTCAATGGTCGCACCAGCGGGCTGGAAGTACGTCGCAGCGGCGTCGGCGAGTGCGCCGGCCCAACCGTCGTAGTTCTCATTCGCACGGACAACAACATGACCTGCTCCGGTCTGATCCGAAACGGTTGCGGTGTATTTGTTGCGAAGTTGAGCCGCGAGAGCGTTGCCGAGTGCGATTGCCTGTCCGCGCATGACCGAGTCCATATATGGGACGGTCGAACGGTCTACAACCTGACGTGACAGTTCGGCGAAATTGCCGAGTGTGACGATTGGCTCGGAGTCGGTGTCGACGTCGAGCTGGTAATAACCGAGGTCGTCGCCTTCCGCTTCCTGCTCGCCCGTACCGTCGGTCTGTCCGGTGACACGTGCGAAGGTGATCGTCATGCCAGTTGCGGGGGTAACACCGCGACCGAAGACAGCACCGAGCGGGTTAGCACCTTCGACAAGACGGATGAGGTCTACATCAATGGGGGTCGTGACCGAGTTTTCGGTCGTCGCCCCGGTGTATGCCCTAATGGCGGCTTCGGATCCGTCAGCGATTGCCTTCAAGAATTCGCCAGCCGAACGGTACTGAACGGCGGCTACTTCTGGGGCCTGAATTCCGGCAACCTCGCGCTCGAGGTGCTGGATTGCTTCGCGAACCTCGGAGAGATCGGAAGCGGTGATTGTGGTTTCTTCCACAGTTTGCTCCTTAGAGATTTCCGAGTCCGGAGTTTCCGGTTCGGTTTGTTCGTCACGTACTTCGGTGACGATCGCGCCAGAATAGGCCGCGAAACTTACAAGGCTGATTTCCTTGACGAGTGCGTCTCGGACTTCAGTTACTCCGTCGACGACGGCGCTGTCGCGCATGATGAAACCGACGGATAGGGAGAGGACTCCGTCGTTAGCGAGAGTCGCGGCGTCGCGTCCCCTTGCCGTGTCGGAGATAAAAGAATCGAAACGGAATCCGTCGGGCGTCTCTTGCCCGGCCGTAATTTTGCCAACTGGCTCGGTGCGGTCATGTTGCCATAGAAGGAGCGCGTTCGGGTCAAGCGTTACAGACCCGGGAGCGAAGCGTTCGTTATATGACGGTGAGACTTCACCGTATGGGACAGCAATCCCAGACAGTTGCCGGGTAGTCGTGTCATAGCGAAGTTCGACGAGCTGTTCGCGTGTTTCCATGTTTTCCATTAGATGGTTCCGTTCGGTGCAAGGCCTTCGATAACTCGGACTTCATTCTTTGACAGCCAACCTGAAGTCGGATCGAGAGCAATCTGGTGCGCCTGATAGCGGGTGAGCGTATCGGAGCGGAGAAGGGCGTCGACGTTCATCTTTGCGACGTTCGTGAGACGGCCCGGGAGAAGGTTCGTTATTGCTTCTTCAATTTCGACGTAGTACGACGCGAGTGTGAAGCGGGTGAAGGAGATAAGTTCTTGTTCGATGTTCGAGTACGTCATGCTTCCGCCCTGGAGCGCGGTTGCCATGAGGTTGACGGGAATGCCAAAAAGTCTCGAGGTCTGCTCGACGCCGAAAGACTGGGTCTCCAGAAATTGGGCGTCCTTTGGTGACAGATAGGTCGACTGGAAGCTAAGTCCGTTTCCGAGGACGGCCGTCTTACCCGAGCCGAGTGCGTTCCATGCGTTCGCGGCGGCCTGTGCTGAAGCTCCGTCAAGAATCTGGTCGGTTTTCAGAATCCCTGCGGGTGTTCCGCCAGCGGCGAACCATTCCGAAACGTAGTCCCGCGTCGACGTAATCGCTAAGAGCTCCTTTTGGGCTGATTGAATAGGCCCGAGGCCGTATAAATTACCGGGGACTCTGAGAAGCGAGAGAGGTTGTATGTCTTCGATTGAGAGCTTTTGAGTTCCCCGGTAAACATAACTCTGAAGGTTTCCGTAGTCGTCTGATTGAATCAGAACGTCGAACGGGTTCAGACACTCCAGTTTGACAACCTCATTACGTGATCCGTTTCGGTATACGCGCCAGAAGGCGTTCCCGGAGAGAGCGAGTGAGTTGACGGTTTGCTCGAGGAAGGCGGCCCGGGTTTGTTTCGGGTCGGGTTGGCGAACCCAGATTGGTGTCGATGTCAATTCGATACCGTCGCGGTAGACGTGAATTGACAGTTGTTTGATTGCGGTCGACAGAATGGAGACGGCGCGGAAGACGGCGGCCAGCGATAACGCTTCAGACGTGGTTATGCCTGACGTGGCGGATCGTGGCGGCGGGACGATTCCACCTGAACGGTTGTTTAGTGGCGCAACAGAATCGCGGCTTGAATCGAATAGACCTTGTGCCGGACGATTAAGAAATTCGAGGAATCCCATTACGCAATATTATGTCAGAATAACTATGTCACGCGCAACATTATTGCGTCAGCGTGTCGATAGTTGCGTGGAGATGTCCGGAGTCGAACCGGAGTCCGCCATCGTTCCCTTCCGGGTCTTACGACGTCGAGATACCCTTCATCCCCTTACTGACACGAATCGCATTGAAGTAAGTCCATCGGGTCAATAGGTACAGCGTAAGAGTCAATAAATTCGTTTTCCATAGACTCACCAGAATAGCGGATACGGTGATACCAGTTCGATATTACTCGCCGATAAAGAGCTGGATACCTGTCGACTTCGGGGTCATATCGGACGCGGCGTGAACGGCCAGCGTCGTAGCCATAACAGCGTCAATCTCCACGCTGGAGTCTGCCCGGGATATTCTAAAATTGTCGTTGACGTTCTTGCGTACGGTTCGCGGAATCTGGTAAGTGAGTATCGGATCGCCCGCGTGTTTCATCGTCCCATGCTTTAGACGGTTATAGAGCGTCGATGACGCCCGGACAATATCGCCGAGGTTAAAGATAATAGTTCGGAACCCTCTCATCTCTAACTCTTTTGCTAAGTCCTTCATCACCAGATTATCTAGAACGAATCCTGCGGGTGAGTGAGTGAGTAGTTGTTGGCATACGGCTACGAGTCTGGACATTGTGGGCCGGGAGAATGTTGCCACGATCTCGGTATGAACAATATCGTCGACTAGTACGGCCGCCGCGATAGTCGCCCAATCTCCGTCGCGTGTTTTGTCAATACAGAAGAATACGGGGCCGGGTGGGAAACTTTCACTTCTGGGTCGTTCGCAAGACCACCATAAAGACATCGGGATAAACGTTCGGTCGTTTGAATGAACGAATCGGTTCAGTCGATAACGAATAATGTCTTCGTCGGGAAGTGAGCGGACATCATCGAGCATAATCTTCGCGTCAATACGGCCAGACTCGAGCGACGGGTTTGCCTGTTTCAGTAGACGGATTAGTTCGGCGTCGTCTTCAGGTACTACGGATTCTTCCGCTTCCCATATCCACGCTCCGAATCGCGGGCTTTCCCCGGCAATCGCTTTATCTGACGATTCGTAAAGACGTTTCAACAGCTCCGAATTCTGGTCGCCCGCTGTCGTAATACCGATGACGATAGAATCGCTTCGCCCACCTTGCCCGGACACTAATGCGGCCCACGAAGAATCGTCTACCAGGTGGACTTCATCGACGACGGCGACGCTGATAGGGATTCCCTGAAGTGTCGACGCTTTAGCGGCCTTGATTTCATAACGCGATCCGTGTGCGGTGCGGATTCCCCGGGTATCGGTCAGTTTCGACATTAGACGTCGTAACCCGGGTGTACCGTTGATAATTCGCTGAATACGTTCGTAGAGAATTCGGGCCTGATCGACTTGCGACGCGATTCCGATGTTGTATTGGTTTGGTCGACGGAGAAGCGCCCAGAGTCCCAATACGGAGACGAGCTCGGTCTTGCCGGACTGACGTGCGACGGACGTGACGGCCGCACGAAACCTTAGCGTCCCGTCATCCTGTAATTCTGTTATGCGTCGGACTAATTCGACCTGCCATTCGTCGAGCCAGTAACCCATCGACTCCCGCCATGCTTGCTCGAGCAAGGGAAGATAACGGTCAATGTCTGCCGTGAAGTCTTCCCGCAACGGCGGCGTGAATCGTGTCGGGCTGAACACTAGCGCCGCAATAATTCTTCAAACGGGTTGACCGGGGCGTCGTCCGAAGGTCGCTCCTTGAGCAGCGAGCGGTGAAGGAGACCAAACTGTGCGACAAGAGCGGCTGTCACGTCCCGATCTAGTTCGACAGCGAGCGCCCGGAGCGCCATAACGGAAGGGCCATGAGAATCATTGAGCCAGTCGGCCGTCTCGAGGAACCGGGAGACCGATTCCGAGAATGTTGCTGGTTCGTGTGTGCCGTTCGCTTCCATTGGTTCTCGCTTCCCGTCGACTTGTAGGCCGACGTAATTGAAATGTTTTGATTTTCGGGGGTAAAAATGCCAGT